ATCCCATAGGTTATTTATAGGTGTGTAACCATCCACCAGATAGCTGACTATTTTAGGTCTGATCATCTGACCAATTTTTGAGTATAAAAATACCACCGGTCATTTCTGACTGGTGGTATCAATATCCATGCCATTTACATTTTTTGCATATCTCTTTCCAGTTCGGCTTCTTTTTAAACCTTTCCGGAATCGTTTCTTTCTTGATAATCCCATCTATCGCATCTGAATTTTCAATGCAATCAATGGGTTCTATATTCTCATCAACCAAGGGGCACATTACAAAATCAGGACCACTCACGTTTTAACACCTCCATAGCTGCTGTTGCCGCTTCATCATATTGCTCTTTTCTGAAAGCAGTTCTAATATACTGAGCTTCATTATCTACAAATGTTGCACCTTCATCACTGTAATAATTTGTAAACTTTCCTTTCCACTTCGTAGTAGAAAATACAGCGTTTTGAATGTAGCTTTTTGCTTCTGTCTCTGTTACATTATGCTGCCTTTCCTGATTTACATGGTGCTCATCAAAAGAAAGTTTGCTCACATCAGGAATCTGAGGTTTCAAATTAATCTCCCCTCTCATCCCAGCTGCTTTCATGTCTGCTTTTATTTTATCATTTATAGCTGATTCTTCAAGGGCTTTCTGCTCTGCTTTTGTCGGCATGAACTTTCCTTTTAAGCCATCCTGCATGATTCTAGCTTTCTGTTCCGGAAGATGCATCTTTTTAGAAAAATCTTTATAGGTCTGCATCTGTCCCTGGTACTTGGCCTTTGCCAGGATTATATCCTGTTTATCAGCTCCTCCTTCTTCCAGTAACTTTATCCTCTGACGTTGTGCCCGCATGACACGTTCCATCTTTCTCTGCTGTTGAAGCGCTTCATAAGTGGTGTACTGTTTTCCGTTGTACTCTCCGGGAGTATTCTCAGCTTCAAGCATTTTCTGGAGCTGTTCATCCGTATATGTTCTCACGGATCCAGGGGGGAATGGTTTATAATCATGGTAACAGTTGGCTCCTTTCAGACCTGTTACCTCACCAAGGCCGCATACAGAAACAAGTTCCTGCCGCGTCCACACTCTACCTTGCCAGGGCTGATGTGTTGGTCTTGCCCCTACATGGTAGCTGACTTCAAAGGTATCTGTCCCCAGCTGATCCGCTGTCTGCTCCATGATCTGGCTCTGCACCTGTCGAAAACCGGTAAGGATTGCTCTTCTGGCAGCTACATCTATCCTGTCCCGGTGTCCTGAATCATACTCTATATATCGAAGTCCAGAAGCCGTCATCTGATTCACGGTCCGCTTAAGAACTGTGTTATAATCAAATGCGCCTGACTTGATATCAATAACAGCCTGATCCATAGTAGATCTGTAATAATCCATCAGAGGTGAAGATTGAATTCTACCAGTTGCCGGATTACGAATAGCAAATCCCATGGAACCGGTCAGATTCTTATATTCTCCCTGGAGCTGCTTCTTGGTCGCCTCAATCAGCTGCTGAATCACGAAATTTTCTTCAAGCGGTATCTGCTGCATTCCGGCAAGTTTAAAGAAATGTTCCTGTTCGTAATACTGTTTGTACACCTCATCAGAAAATATCCTGTCCATTTCTGTATCCGTTGTCTGTAATGCGCTCTGGATCCATCCACGGATATCTTCCTCGGCCATTCCCAATTGCTGAAGCCTGCTGATCTGCCAGTCTACGGAAGCACTTGCAAAACCATTTTCTTTAATCCTGCGGACAATATCTGTCATGATCCGAACTTCCAGTTCTGAGAAAATGTTGCTGACTTTCACTGTGAGTTTTTCAATCTCGCCCTGCGTCATTCAATCACCGTCTCTTCTGGCTTCTGGACTGCTGCCTTTGCCTGCTCTTCTGTTTCCCCATACCATTTCATTCTGTATTCCCACAGTGGCATTGCACCCATGGAAACATCCAGCCTATCAGACTGCCGTTCTGACTCTACATCCGTCACAATAGAATCATCCCAGTCAAAAGATGTCTGATAAGTTCCAGAGGGGCATAGCTGATAGATATCGCACCAGAATGCTATTGCATCCACTAAATCCTCTAAAGCATGCTGCAGTGCTGTCTGACAGCTCTGTACAAAAGAATATGATCGCTGCTTGCTGGCTTTGATCTCTTCTGCCGTCTTGTCTGTATTATTCGGATCTGAAATAGTTCCGTATGCCAGGTTGCAGTCAAATTCTATCATCCTCATTAGGTGATTCCACCCATTGAAATATGATGTATCCCTGATGTCCGGTGAAAAGGTATCCATAAAAGGCTTATCGGTAGCTCCAGTGTTGTACTCAATGGCACGGTATAACCTTTTCTTACCCGCAGGATAAACCGGTTCTCCTGTGCTCTGGTCTCTCTTTAACAGGCTCTGAGCAATATGAACTGCTGATTCTTTGCTCTCATATTCCCAATTGATCTGGGAATATCTTTTATCTGCTTCCCGGATATGTTTCACAGCTCTTGAAAATGTAGATGTTCCCAGTGGACTGCCAGAATCTTGATTGTTTCCCAGCGGAACTCTGAAGTAGCCAAACGGCAGCTTCTCTGTGCCGGAAAATGTAATTTCCTGTACGAGTTCAGACCACTTCGGAACTGAATTGACTGGTATCTCCGTCCCAATCAGTCCCTCTGTTCTGGAAACGAAAGCTCTGTTCCGGATGTTCAGCAACCCATCTTTCAGAGTATGTATCTCTATCCTGCTGTATATCTCATTGTCTCGACGGAACTGATCCAGGAATGCACATTTTGTAATCGTCTCCGTATCAAATTCCAAAGGAAAGAAATTATCTGCCTGTATGTACTGGATAGAAATGCCATTTGCAGTCACATAAGGTTTAAAGATCAGGCTGCCTTTCGCATCTGCATACTCAACCTGAATCCGCAGATTCTCAATCACTCTCTGGTAGATTTTATCAATATATGATGCCTTGGCACTTCCGGAAACTTCGCTCTTCACTTCCAGAACCGTCAGCCTGGCAATCTCTCCAGCTACTGCTGCCGCAATCCCTGCGCTCTGTGTGTTGGAATCCAGCCATGGCGCCTTATCTTTGTATAGTGCAGACCACATCTCAATATGTGCCGCTGTCTCTCCGCTCATTGCATAATCGATCTGCTCATCCTTGTCCAGGATCTTACGCAATGCCTGATACATATTTGTATAATTCATATTAATCACCCGTACCTGATGAGCTGACTGATCAGTCGCTCAAATGTATATTCAAAACTGTCTAATGAGTCAATATCGCTGGTCCCATCATCAAGTCTGACATTCTTCGTCAGCTCTTTCGGGTCCCAGACTGCTGTACATAGTGCTGTTACAAGACTGTCACATTCTCCATCCATATAAGCGAAACGGCCTTGTGCCATCAGGATTGAAGTAGCATTGATTCGATCATTAATCTCCGTTTTCAATGCATTCTCCACTCTGATCCAGCCAAGACCATTCTTTCTAAGACTGCTGCGGATTCCTGCTATCAGCGTTTGTTCTGCACTATCCGCATAAACCACTGTTACATATCCGTATCGGTTTAGTATCTTCTGTACAAAATTACAAAACATCTTTCCCAACATATCCGGATCAATCTCTAATGGATTGCCACTCTCGTCCTTGCAGTTGATCCACTCAGATGCCAACGGCACAACCATTTGGAATCCCCTTGTGATTGCAGTAGCTGTAAAAGAATGGCCCGATCCAGATCCGCCAAAATCGATGCCAAGATTAATCTCCATGATATCTTTAGGTTTCTCTTTCAAAGCGAACGCAAACTTCTTGGTACTGATATCATCGGCAAATCTTCGGAAGATCAGACCATTTGCTACAACACGCATTCCTTTGATGTCACGCATATACCAGATTGAGTTGACATCATATCTGCTCTCGACTTCTTTCAAACGTTCCGGAGTAATATTGATGTTATCGTAAATGGTACAATGCATGTAATTGTAACCGCCGGGAAAGCTCCCTTCTTCCTGCTGCCGCTGATAACGATCAATGTACTCTGAGTAAATTGCAGCTCTCGGATTATCCGGGTTCAGGTCCCAGAATACTTTCAGCCTCTTAGCCGCCAGCTGACGATTGAATGCCTCTTTGATTGTATTATCATGGTGAAGGTTAATCTCTGTCGCGATCCACATACCATAGGAGTTACCACGAATTTTCTTGTAGCTGTCTTCTTTAGCTCCACCTGCAAAGATTACAATCTTCTGTCTGTTGTGAGTCGCTGGACCTTTGATGAACAAAGCTTCGTTATCCTTGTACTTTCCCCAATGGCTCTGACCGCGGAAAATCCATTCAAGCCCCATTCCGTTGCAGTCTCCGATGTTCATTTTCGCATTCGCCATTGTGGATCCTGTTGCAAGGTGAATCTTATCTGGTGTAGTCTTCAGCTCGTGTGCAAAAGCAAAGACATTGTCAACTGTCTTACCAGCACGAACAGCTCCTTCAGCCACATTATAAGAACACTCTCTGCATCTGCGGATGTATTCTTTATGTTTCTCAGAAAAACGATATAAGATAGTTTTCTTTTTGGTAACTCTATTCGCCGCTGCCATAGATCTCGCCTTCTATGTCATCCAGATCTTCAATCTCCTGATTGTTTCCGGTAAGTTTATCTGTCTGAGCTTTCATCTGTGCGATCCGTGCACGCTGTTCTTCAGTTCCTAGATTCATATGGTCAGCTAGCCACTGAAGGGCTTTCATGCGGTCCGCAAGTTTGATGCTCGATCCGTTCTTTCCGTGTTTTACCTCAGATATGATAGAGCCATCCACTTCTGACGAATCCCTAAAATGGATTATATTCACGGTTTCTGTGAGTGTTTTTTTCTTTCCAGTCTTCGGGTCCTGGACTTGCGCAGGCCCGTACATGGTCATTACAGGGACTTTCTCTGTCCCAAATTTCACATAGTCTGTGATATCCGAAAATGCTATATCCATATACTTCTGAAAGATATCTTCCTCGGAAAGCAGCTCCTGATTCAGACGATTCTGCTTCAATCTTATGATTTCTTCTTTTACCTTGTCATTTCTCAGCATCCTGCTTCCATTCTGCATCGCATTTTCATAACTGCATCCATATGCTTTCTGGTATGCTTTTGTAGCGTTAAAACTCCGAATATAATAAATACAAAAAAGCCGCTGTTTGTCTGTCAATTCAGGATTTTCTATCACCTGATCAACTTCGCTCTCAGCAGCTTTCTTTTTTTTACTTTTTTTGCTTTCCGAACGTTCGCTTTTTTTATCCGAACGTTCGTTATCCCATTTATGAGTACACTTCCACCTCCGGACAGTGCCCTCCGGCAGATTTAGTTGACTTGCAATCTCAACCAACTTCCGCCCTTGCAGGTACATTTCTTTCGCCTGCTCTATTCTCTTGTCCGGCGCTCTGGCCATGTCTCATCACCTCTTGTTTGTCGGTTTTGATATTTACTGAAATACAGTCCTGCCAGTACCATACACGACAGCCGATTGCTACCGTGACGAAAGGAGGTGCTAACACTTACATACAGTGATTCCCATGCCTAAAGTATGTAAGTGCTGGTGCTGTGCACGCTGTATGAAAATTGGCAATATAAAAGGTGTCCGAGTTGGACACCTGAATATTTTAAAGGCGGG